GCTAAATCTGGATTATCTTGATAAGCTTTATGAAGTACACACTGTCTAGACTCTATGCCTTTTGTTTCGCATATCTGAAGTATGTCTTCTATAATCTCGTTTCTTTCAATCTCATCGCCTTCTAAAGCAGGAGGTATTTTTTTATCCATAAAGTCTGAATCGACCTCTACCTCGTAATTAAAATTGTATACTTCTCTATATGTGGAAGAGTCTTGTTTTCTTAACAGGCTTTCTATTTTCTGTGCTATTTTCTTCATAATGCTTTGCTATCGATAAATATGTTTTTGTTATACCTTCTGCTGAATTCATTGCATTTGCAGACAGATTGTAATGTTGATATAATTTATAAAAGTTTTCTGATTTCCCATTGTGTCTTGCAAGATAGTCACCTTCTGGAATTAAATTTATGTGTTCTGTTAAATCGTTACATTGTGTAATTTCTTGAATAAGGTATAAGTAATTTTCAAATGGCATTGGCTTATCTTTACTTATAATAAAGTCTTTACCCCAACCATTATCCATCATAAGTATAGTCAAAAACATATCAGCGAAATATTCATATCTCATATAGTCTTTTTCTATTGAAGGGTCAAGTAATACATCAAGTTTGCCATTTTTGTTAAGTGGAGACAATGTATAAGGTATGTTGTTCTTACTACAATATACTTTTTCTGTTATCTTTCTTATCATAGACGAGTTATCGAATGGTGCGTCACCATAAATAAACACAGGCTTTATTACCATCATTTTTTCGAAGTCCATAGCCTGTTTTACAGCAAGCTCACCTGAATACTTTGAAAGACCATATAGTGTTTTTGGGTCTATAGGTGCTGTTTCATTAAACTCTCCATTGTTCTTCATGTATTCATCAGGATTGAATACGGCTGTAGTAGAAAAGTATATCATTTTACAACCAACACTGCTTGCTATGTTAATAAGATTTTGAGTACTTATAATATTTGAGTTAACAGCTTCGTATGAAAAGTCATCGCACTTATCTGTATTCACATAAGCAGCAGTGTGAATTATAATATCGTCTTCAGTAAGTCTTGATGCTACCTTGTCTAGTACATCAGTATCTGTAACATCTACCTCTTTTGATTTCACAAGCTTTCCGTTTAAATAACTAAAGTCATTTGTATATTCTGCTAAATCAGAATTGTCCATTACCTCAAATCTTTCTGTCCCGCTTTCTTCCAACGCTTTAATTATAGAGGTTGCTAGCATTCCACTTTCACCTGTTATAAATAATTTTCTCATAATTTCTCCTGTATTTTTTCTGCTGATTGTGACACTGTATCTTTTGTCGTATCTATTCTTTTTATATCCATTCCATAGAAATTTTCTGCAATTTCAAGTACATGGTAAAACACTCTTCTGTGTTCTTTCCAATCTCTTATATCCAAATCTTTTTCATCGTGCTTTACAAATCTTTCTTTAACAAGCTCAAAAGAACAGTCGATAAAATAAAACTCTTCACCTCTACTGTAAGCTTCTTTCCACAATGAAAACCACTTGTCTTCATCTATGTCTCTATTATATAATCTAGAGTACACTATTTGTGATAAAAAAGACCTGACATAAACTAGCGCGTTTCCTTCTGCGTTGCTTACAACCTGTCTTCTTATAGAATCTTTTCCTGTTTTATCAGGTCCATCTATGTGTATTATTTTTGCCATATTTTCATTTTAGTTGATATATAAGTTAGCTGTTCTGTTTCTACCTTTCCAAATATAAGTACTTTGTTATATACAAGTATATCGAATTCACTTTCTCTATGTAAACCAAATACATCATCTGCAACTTTAGTAGGTTCGAAATCTCTGTTTAAATCTTGTAGAGGTATGCAGCATAAGAATTCTCGTTCGTCATCTTTTTCTAATGAATATCCCCAATTGTCTCCTATAAAAGACTTTGTTTTTATTCTATCCTCTACCAAAGATTCCCAAAACTTAATTTCTTGTTTTGCAGCTGGATTCTCGTAGAAGCAATAAGTTAACTTAACTTCCTGTACTACCAAATCCTCCATCTCCTCTACTTGTATCACTTAACTCATCAACTTCTTTAAATTCAAAATTAGGCACAGGCATGATAATAATCTGACCTACTCTATCACCTGGTGAATATCTTGAAATGTCTGTTGAACAACCTGATTTTTTAAATCTTAACTTTACAGGGCCTCTGTAACCTGAGTCAACTACTCCGACACAGTTTGCCAACATCAAATCAGTTTTTGATACAGAGCTACGAGGGAATAAATAACCTACATGTCCTTCAGGTATCTCCATAGAAAGTCCTGTATCATATTCTATATATTTAACTTCTTTTGACGTATAACCATCTTTGCTTTCGCCAAACTTTATATTCATTGAAATTGATGTCAAATCCATACCTGCATCGCCGTGCTTTGCGTAAGTAGGAATTACTGCTTCTGGGTCTAGTTTTTTAATTTTTATCTGCATTGTATGCTACCTCTATTATATTTCCGTTAATTATTTTAATTCCATCATTCAGCTTTCTATTAAGTGTTTCTTCTGTGTATATACCTAAGTTCTTTCTTAGGAACACTTTAAATCCACTGTCATGAAGCTTGTTTGCATTTTGTATATCATCATCTATACAGAAAGCTACTTTATCTGTATCAAAGTTATTGATAATATATTTTTCTTTTTCTTCATCAAATACAATAGCATCATAACAAATATTGTTATCAGCCAACCACTTTATTGTATCTGAATATATTCTAAAGTATTTCTTGTATGGTCTTGCTGTAAGCAATACTACATTATATTCTTCACATGTCTTCTTCATGAAAGATTCTACACCTGACAATACTTTAAGTTTAGCTTTAATACCGCAAGTTCTATATTCAGACTTAATTTTGTATTGCTCTTTTTTGTCAACCTGACTTTTGAATTCAGCAAGAGATTTATACCCTGCCCATTCTAAAAAACCACCTGGCCAATCGGCAAGTACTCCATCGATATCAATAAAAGCTATTTGCTTATCTGAAGCCTTAATTCTATCCATTACTTCTTCTTGATTGAACTTTGCTTCAACAACTTTTGATTTATCTATAAATTTTTCATATAAATCATCTACACCAAAACCATTTAATTGTATAATACCAAATAAGTATTTTAGTACATCAACACATTCTTCTAATACATTGTCGTTAATATCTTCTGTATTTTTAGAAGTGTGCATTTTCCAATCTATCTCATCGAGTACTTCATATACCTCTTTAGACAGCGCTAGAACGTACTCCTTGTTCCATTTAATCTTAAGTTCTTTATCCTTCATCACCTCATTTAACGATAAACCTTGTTTTTCGAAAAATTTATTAGTAAATTCTTTTTGTATCTTAAATACTTCTTTTAATCTATCCATTCTTTCACCCTGTCTAATACTTCGTTAGCTTTTATTTTATGATTCCATTCTGCAAATCTACCTAACAAAGTGATTCCTTTTATTTCATTGATTTTTTGGCTTTTCTCTATCTGTATAGGTAAATCCTCAAACTTCATTTCTATTTTATTTCCTTCGATGCTGTCACCTTCTATAGGCTTAACAGATTCGTATACAATATAATCTTTAAAATATGTACATCTTGTCCAGTCTGCATGTATTGAATATATGTAGTCATATGTTAATGAAGGATGCTTACTATCCATAGCCTCAGGTACTGTAAATCCATAACTACATTTATAAAAAGATTTTTTGCTTGTTGAAAAATCAAATCCTAGTTTTGTACATTCGTTATCAACATCTGCGCATATCTTTCTTAATATGTTTATATTTAAAGTATTTATTATATTACCATATTCTAATGTTGAGCCATTTGCTAACTCTAATTGGCTCAAGGTTGTGTCAATTGATTTTACAGATGTTTTTATTAACTGACCTCTTTCTTCTATAATACTAAGTAGTCTCGTAAATATTTCTTTATAGCTATCTTCACCTAACTCATCAACTTCGCAATGCATGATTTCTGTCTTACCTTCTGACAAATGACTGCCTTCGCCTTCATTGCCTCTTGTTCTCATGCTGTATTTCTTTTTAAAGTTTTCGTCAGGTGAATCATACACACCTTCTTTTTCATGATAACCTATAACACACTTTTCAATTTTTAATTCTAAATCATTTGCAACTTCCTTTACAAACCATTTCATGTTTGGATTTGACTGCAAAAGTCTAGGGCCTGGTATAAACGGCATGTTTAATTGACCTAAAGGTTTTTCGTCTATAACCTTATAGTCTTTATTAAAATATGCAGCTATCAAACCTGCTGGTCCTGCTCCTAATATGTAATTTTGTTTCATCTGTAACCTTTTTATTTATATATAATATAACAAATTTTTACGACATATAATACATTTTATAGTATAATTGTTGTATCCAATCTTCTCTAATTGATTTCACAACTACCTCCTGCACATGCTAGCTCACCAGATAGATTTGTATTATCTTCAATTTCTATAACATTTGATAAATCTACATCTGTTAGTACCTTCATCATCTCGTTGTATTTTTCTTTAGTAATATCTTCGAATGGAGCTTGAGTATATGTTCCGCCATCATAAGGTAGAACTGATAGGCCATTGTAGTATTTTCTATTAAGCCACATCCATTCTCCTGCTAAATCCCATTCGTTTTCTTTCAAGCTAATCGTTGCAGAAACGTTATGTGTGTTACTGCCATTTCTATGTCCTGGTACTACCCATTCAGTTGCAACTTTCTTAACTCTTTCAAGTGTGTTAAATGGAGATTCTGTTCTTAATATCGAACCTTCAGGTGATTTTTGAGGTACTTGAATAACTGCAGTATCATGTGGTCTAAAATATTCATCTTCAACTAACTCTGGATGGTTTGTTTTTAGATGTTGGTATATTGACTCGTTTTTGCCAACTCGAATTCTACGTACATAGTATTCATTGTGCCATGCATGAATACCTGAACTTGTACCTAAAACTAAACTTGTAGTACCTGCTGGCTTTACAGTCGTTGTTCTAGCTGATTTGTTTATTCCGATAATTTTAGCAACTCGAGTATTTTCTCTCTTAACTAAACTTGCTGCTTTTTTCATATCATATCCAAGTACTACACCTGAACCAATACCTGTCATACTTACACCAATCAATGCGTCCTTTTCTGTTGTTTCTCTCCAAACATCTCGCAAATAATGAAAATCTGTATATCCTGCCTGTAAAGTTCCAACAAACGCAGCAGCCTTAACTCTTTCGTTTAAATCTTCTTGTGATTCTATATTAGAAACATTTACTTCACAAAGATTACAGAACTGATTTGGTCTTAATGCTATTTCACAACAAGGATTGGTTCCCCAATCTTTATCGTTATTAAAGTATATACCTGGTTCACCAGCACCTGAAAGCTCTACTCTTTTCCATAGGTCCATAAAGAATTCTTGAGTTATTTTATGTCTCATTAGACAAGCTGAATTGTTCGCTCTACCTCTTTGTGGATTTGTTTCCCACCAGTTACCGCTTTTACAACTAATCATTTCGTCATCATCAGCATTGAATAAACTAATAAGTGCGGCTCTTCTAATACCGCCAGCCAATACAGCATCAGCAATGTGGCAAATAATATCATGAGCTTCCAATGTAGTTAGTCTTTCTCCAGTCTGCTTAGTCTCCAATATTCCTGTAAGTTTAAGAATACATTCTTTTAATGGCTGAGGTCCTGGAGCTTTACCACCAGAAGTAACTAGCATAGAACCTTTAGGTCTTACATCTGAATAATCAAATTCTATCTTACTTCCACCACCATTCATATATGATTTCATAAGAACTTTGATAGCGTCAGCCCAACCTTCAATAGAATCACCTACTAAAAATCTTCTCTTTCTTTTCGGCCAAGGTTTTTGTATTACAGGTAGCTTGTTTACGTGATGTCTTTGTACTGAGTATCCAACTCCAGTACCACCTAGTAATAAAAACATAGTTTCACTAAAAGCGTCAACGCAATCGATTGGAAGATACGCACAGTTGTAAATTCTGTTTGGAGATATCTCAATAGGTTTTCCACCAAATTGTAAACTACGCATTGACGGTAGTATTTTTTTATCATACACTAATTTATATTTTTCTTCAATCTCATCTTTTAACATCGGGAATTTCTTTTGGTGCATTTTTTTATTACGAGTCACCAACTCTTCCCACGTCTCTCTCCTGTTTAAATCTGTCGCATACTTTGCGTATTTCATATAAACTGTAATTTCCGATAATATTTGATTTGATATTTCCATTTTCTTCCCTTTATTTTTAAGTGTTCTGACTTATAACGCCAACAGCTGTTGGCATTGCTAGTATAAATATATTAGTCATCAAGTTCTTCGAACCTCTTTTTCATTTCTTTTCTTAAATATTCTTGATGGTTACTCATCTGAGTTGTTAGCTCTTTACCTGTAACTGAGTTTTCATCAAATATGTTAAAGTTACCGTTGTTTGTATTTATCTGACTTGGAAAAGTTATACCATCAGGACCAAATCTATTTTTGATAACATGTATTCTACCTGTGCCTCCAACTTTATCTTCTATCTTTCTAGATAATGACATTACAAAATCTGCTGTCATAATCTTTGAATATGATTCTGCAATCTTGTCTGCCTGGATTACATCTTCCTGAAGTGCAGATCTGTTTGCTTGTGATGCTGTCCAAACTGGCACATCTAAAGTACCTGCAAGACCTCTTAGTTCTTCATAAATATTACCTAGCTCTAACCTATAGTCTTTTTGTCCGCCGTTACCTCTTAATAAATCTGCATAATCCAAAATTACCATATCAGGTTCTTTACCTAGCATTCTGTACCTTTCGACATGAGAAGCTATTGTTGATATAGCAGCTGTTTTTGTTGGATAGTATTTTACAATTAAATTACCTGGTATCTTTTCAACTGTTTCCTTTACAGAATCGATATTATATTTAAGCTCTTGGTTTGCAATTCCTGTTATAACTGAATCGTATCTTAATCCAACATAAGCTTCGTTTAATTCGAGTGTATAGTGTAGTACATTCTTACCTTGTTTGATAACATTTGCACCTAAGTTAACAAGCAGAAACGATTTACCAATTCCAGCTGGTGCAACAACAACTCCAAGCTCGCCTTTACCTAACCCGCCGTCCATAAGATTATCAATCACATCCCAGCCTGTAGGTAATATGTGTCTTGTTGCTTGGTTATATCTTTCTTCTACCATTGCAACGTAATCATGGCCTACATTTCTTTCTGTACCTGCTGTCATTGCAGCATCAACCTTAGCTTTTATTGCGTCATATTTTCCTGATTTTAGTAATTCGACAGAGTCAATTATTGCATTCTTTAAAACTTTATTTTTACAAAAGTCCAATGTTTGCTCCATTACAAAATCTAGGTCTTGTGAGTCTACATATTTAAAAGTGTCCTTTACGTTAGCAACTATACTTTTCTTAAATACATCGTCAGTAATTTCAGATATCTTTACCTTTAATACCTCTGCTGTTGGCTGAGATTTATATTCCCTAAAATATTCTTTTATAACTGAAACCAAAAATTGATTTGATTCATTCTCAAAATATTCAGGTTGAAGTATATCGTCAATCTGTTGAAGAAACTGTTTGTCTTTTAGTAGACATGTTATAATTTTTATCTGGAATGTATAACCAAACTCGCTTAATCTATCACTCATAACTTTTTGATGCCATTGCTTCTAGGTGAGAAAAACATGTTTTTAGCCAAAGGTCTGGATTTCTAATTGCAGAGTTTGTCTTATCCTCTAACATGAGTTTCTGAAATTTATACTTTACTAATCTATTTATAGGTTTTCTAACTGCATCAATTATTCCTGATTTTATACTACCAGGAATGTCAACGTTGCTTAGTTGCATCAAATCATAGTTTAACCTTATCATATCTTCACTATTTTTAATATCTGATATTACTTTTGAAGTGTCGTCTAAATCTTTTACATGACTAATCATTTCGTCCAAAGTAAGTTTTTTATCTTCAAATAATATAGGAAGTTTTTTCTTTAATGTCTTTACACCTACACCTCTTATACCAGGAATATTATCCGATGCATCACCTTTCATAGTTCTATAAAGCAAGAAGTTGTGAGCAGGTATTTCAAAGTCATCATTTACTGTTTCTTTAAAATAGTATTTCTTTTTAGTAGGTGACCAAACTTGTACTCTATCATCAACAAGCTGTAGAAAGTCTTTGTCAGTTGACATTATATAGAAGTGACTTTCAGGATAAACTTGTTGTGACAAGTACGCCATAGCATCATCAGCTTCTATGTTTTCTGGTGCTATCACCGTAATTGGTAGAGTGTCAAGATACTGAGTTAATCTACGAATTTGATTTTTCATAGATATACTTTCATCTTCTTGATTGTGGAAGGAGTCTAGACGGGTTAACCGCTTTCTAACTTTTCTGTTTGCTTTGTACTCGGGAAAGAGTTTTCGCCTTTTACTAGAACCACCTTTACCATCAAAACATACAATAACTCTTGTAGGCTTGATGTTTTTTATTGCGTAACCAATAGACTGCAGAAAACCCGTCATCCCTCCAATATGTATACCGTCTTCGTTCATACTAGGGTTGACGGCAAATGCCCTAATAAATGTGTTTAATCCATCAATCACGAGTATTCTATCGTCTGGTGACTGATTTACTGAATCATCTTTTTTTAGATTTTTCAGGATTTCTATATAACTTTGTTTCATATATCTAATATAATAAAAATATCCGACATATAAAAATAATTAACGTACTAAGTAGGCTGTTTGTTATTTTATTTCTATAAACTTGGCTTTTGCCGTTTCGAATTTTGGAACTGTGATTTGTAATAAACCATTTTTCATTTCTGCATCCAGACTTGTTAAGTCAAAGTCCGGACTGACCTTCCATCCCATATCAAAACTACGTCTTGCAATTCCTCTATGGATATAAGTTGGTGCTTCTTTATTTGATGGGTTTGATTCGACAGTAGGTTTTTTGTAGGTAACCTTTAAAGTGTTTCCTTCTACTAAAACGTGTATGTCGTCTTTTTCCAATCCAACACATGCGATATCAAAGCATAGTACTTCGTTGTCAACAAATACGTCAACCGGATAATCAGGCTTTGTATCCATTGCTGAACCAAATCCTACATTTGTGTCGAAAAAATTTTTGAATAATAAATCGGTAGAGAAGAGTCTCTCACCTAATAAGTGTCTTGTCATAATAAATCTCCTTAAATAATTTTTAATGTTATCGCCTACTTAGTACGTTAACATATATAAATATACAGCTGCTCAGTATTATTTCTGATTCGCTATATGAAACATTTCTTCACCTGGTTTCCAGTAACTCCTTTTAGAGTCTTTGCATATTGCTATTGTATGCTTAGACCTAACATCAGAAAGAGCTGCTTCAACAGCTTTACTATCTTTCAAGTCTCTAACTGTTATTGTAGTATACGTCTTAAATCTTCCTTTAGATTTAGATTTTTTACCATCATCTGACTCAGCTTGAGCTTTGTCTTTTATACCCTGGTCTATACCTCTTTGATAAGCTGATTTTGATGTAGACTTTTTTGTTTTAGCCACTGGCTTTTGAGTGTCAACTGTTTGTTGGTTCTCTAAATGTACTGTCAATCTTTTCATATAATTTCTTTTTTTAGTTTAAAAATAAAGGCTCTTGGTTGGTTAAATAAATCTTTATCATAGTGAGGATTTTTAACTCTTAACATTCTGCACCACGTGAAGGTGGCCTTTGTTAGCAGAACTAGGTGCTTTACAACACCTTGATTACATCAGATTTTTTAACTTCAACAACCTCAAATTCTACTGAGTCATTGGCAAAGTCTTTATTTACTATTGCTTCTGCATCCGTAACTGATACCGCTGAAACTAAATAAGCTTCTTTTTTCCAAGTAACCTTAGTTCCGTTGTCGGTCGCTACTTTAACTCTTGCTAAATAATACATATCCATAATTTTCTCCTTTATTTTCTTATATATAATTTTTGATTTCTAATATACATTTTACCTGTAGGTATTTCTGTTAACTCTCTACCTAGCATATCGTATATTTTATTACTCATACAACAACTACATCCCATTTGACATTCATATTCTAATATTGCAGTTGGTACTCCAATGTTGCTCATTAACATCCAAGCTTGTCCGTCCCATACTTGATTGAAGCAACAACTCATAGTGTCAACATAACCTAATGTATCTGTTAAGGTATAACTAATACAAGTTGTGATTGTATCATAAGGCATTCCAGTAGTTGGATTGTAATTGTATACTATATGTGTACAAGCATTATTGAAACAACTGTCTTCACCTAACATATCTTGACCACCATAAGTTACAGCATATATCGGAGCCATCATCGGCAAACTATTTCCAGTTACTGGTATTGCTATTTGTAATTGATACTGTGAACCTGTTGTGTAAGTCATGTTTGAATCACACAATGTTATTTGTGCTTGTGTTTGTAGTCCTACTAAGACTAATAATGCTAATAATAATTTTTTCATATTTTTCTTTTTTAATTTTAATTTTAATATAATAATAATCTATGCGGTTGGATTCGAACCAACAGTTTTTTAAGTACCAACTTGTTGGCTAAAAACTTTAAAAAAGCCTTATAGCTTCTGTACTCTTTAGAAGCTTGAGGTCGTAGTTAGCGCCTCGTTACCTTTTTTAACTACAAGTAGCTAGTTAAGGTTGCGTATCTCCAAGCTAATATTTTCATGTTTTATATACATGTCAATTAGCATTCCGCCACGCATAGTTATTATTATCCTATTGGCACATCATCATTTCCGATTTCAATATCATCGATACCTAAATCATCTGTTTTGTATGCCATAATCAATGTTTCGCAAATCTTGTTATATATTCTCTCTTTCCTTTCGGGGTCAGAAAGTACTAACTTTTCAAAGTCTTTTGATAAAAACTTTATTTCTTTGCCTGTTACATCATCAGTATAAGTATACCAAGAACCGCCTTGTTTAATAAGGCTGTAGTCTTTTAATACCTGAAGCCAACCACCAAAGTCATCGATGCCTGATTCGAAATAAATATTAAATTCTGCTTCTCGTAAAGGTGGTCCCATTCTGTTCTTGACAACCTTTGCCTTTGTTTTAATACCTATAACTTGTTCTTTACCGTTAACCTTAGCTTTAATCTGTCCTGCTGCTTTCAATCTTAATCTACAACTAGCATGAAACTGGATTGCTTTACCGCCTGATGTAGTATATTTGTCACCAAACATAACACCTAGCTTTTCTCTTAGCTGATTTGTAAATATCAAACATACTCTTTCTCTACCAATTAACTGAGTAATTTTTCTCATACCTTTTGACAACACAATTGCTTTTGACGTAGCCCAACCTTCTTTGTCATAGTCTTGAGCCTGTTCAATTTTTGTTGTTGCTGCAGCTACTGAGTCTACTGCAATTGATACCAATCTATTTTTGTCTGATTCTTTTACTTTTAAGATTATATTTTCAATAACCTCAAATATATCTTCTACAGCTTCGAGTTGAATATACAACATCTTAGAAATGTCCATTCCTATAGCAGTTAAAAACTCCTCATTCATGGCATTTTCTGTATCTATGTATACTGCAAGACCTCCTTGCTTTTGCGTGTTAGCGAGTAGATGAGCTGCAATGAGTGATTTACCAGAAGCTTCCATTCCAGTAATTTCTGTAATTCTACCTACCGGTAAACCACCATTAGCTCTATTTGAAATAGCTAGGTCAAGTAAAGATGAACCTGTACTTATCCATTCAGTTAAGTCAGTTGGTGTTTCATCTGCACCATCTAGAAAGTATGCAACTTTCATTCCTTTAAACTGTTTGTTTAATGAGTCAGCTAATACGCTGGCTAATTCATCTCGTTTTGTCTTATCCTTTGCCATGTTAATTTCCTCTTACTCGTTAAATAAATCATCAAATGCTGATTCAACATCTTTTGTTGATGATACGCCTGTTGCTGCAGCTGTTGATGTTTGAGCTGGAGCTGCTTCACCACCATCTGGGTTCAACCATTCTTCCAATACAGCTTTTAAGTCATCGTATGAATTTTTTCTAAAAATTTCAAAGATTTCTTTTTGTCCACTAACAATTTTATCTGCAATGTTTGCATCTGTTGTTGCTGGTGTCTGATTTGGTTTTACACGGATTGCAGTTTTAGGATAGTTCCCTACTCCTTCTGCTGGTGTGAATTCTACAGAGATATCTCTACCAGATTTTACATCTGTGATATCACCATAGTCTGGGTCTGAAATAAATCCTAGCAATTCAGTATATACCTGCTTACCAAATCCCCAAAATTTAACACCTTCAGATTCTTGTCCTCTAACAATAACTGGCACATAACATCTCATTTTCGGTGATAGTTTTCTTGCCAATTTAAAGTCATCAGATTTACCTGTTGCTCTAAGCTTTTGTGCAAACTCTTCTACTGGGTCTGCTTCGCCATAAGTTACTGGTGATAGGTAATTCTTTTTACCTAAGTCATAGTGAAAATACATTTCAATAAACGGATTTTCTTTGTTGTGTTGGTAAGGTACAATTCTTACTTGGTTCTTACCTGGTTCAGGTTTCCACAAGTTGTCTTGTCTTCCTGTTTGTGTTTGTAAGTTATTTAACTTACGTCGGATTGCTTCTAAATCAATAGCCATTTTTTTCTCCTGTTTTTAATTATTATTTAGTTAATATAACAAAAATATTCCACATTATAAAACTTTATGTAAACTATTTTTGTATTTTTTTAAGTAGCCTATTACAGCTATTTCCTTATGCTTTGCTTCGACAACCACATCGATGTCTAGACCATAGTCGTTGATTTCGTCTACAACTAAGTCTGAATGTGCTTGTACTTTTATTTTTTGAGATTCCTTGTGTAGCTTTTCCATAGTAGGATATTCGGATAACTTTTCCATTGGTATATTACTGTTTTTAAGAAAAGTTTCAACTATGAGTCCTTGTTCTCGCCTACGTGATTCGGAATAATGAGTACAAGGTTTTACATCACCCCATGTAGATGCTGCTAGTTTTAGTGCTTGTTCTTCGGTAAGACCACCTGTACAGAATTTGTGGTGGTGATAATCGAATACAATAGGTATACCTGTATTTTGGAATACACCTGTATATAAATCTTGAACTGAATACATGCTAGCTTTGTCGTCGTTTTCCACTGTTAACCTGGATTTTGCTGATTCTGATAATTTGTCGAAATTATTGCAAAACCTAACAAGAGCTGTTTCCTTGTTGCCATAAGCACCGCCAACATGTATATTGATTTTTGCCATACGTGTTCGTGGTAAACCCATAAGGTCCATAATTTGAGCAGACTTATTAAGTTCGTTCCAAGCACCTTCTACTGTTTTTTGAGTTGGTGAAGCTAGCACTGTAAACTGGCCTGGGTGGAATGACAACCTTTGGCCATAACCTTGAGCCAAGTCGCCAGCTTGCTTTAATAGTACACATAATTCATCGTAGCCAGGCAGGTCTGTAAATTCATATTCAGACATCCACGGATATATGTCACTAGACATACGGAATACTTTTATTCCATTGTCCTCATTCCATTGAATAATCTTGATTAAGTCTTTGGTATTTGCTATACACAATTCTGACACATAGTCTAGACCTTTTGCATCGAATGTTCGCCTAATCATTGAGCGGCCTGTGTATATACCTTGTTTTCGTAAGTGCATGTTTATACATGCGTATCCTAATTGTTTTGCCATATTCTATAATATAATAAATTTTTCCGACATATAAAAATTATTTCCATAATATTTGTATACAAACTAGTGTCGTTGCTAATACAAGTGAAACTGCAGTTTTTGTTGTTATACCTTCTCCCATAAAAATCCATGTTAATACAACAAACGATATCATTCCTGTGCCAAAGCCTATAAATCTGCCTGGCCAAAGCAAGCCATCAAAGTGAGCTACAACATGTTTGGTAGCAAATATAAACATATAGGATATTATACTTCCCATGCCTATTGATAAAATTATTGGATTTTTTTCGAACCATTTCCATATGAATTGGCCGTTTGTCTGGAACCAGATTAGAGACTGGCCCGCGAAGAATAGTACTATTGCTAGTGTCAATTGTTTCATTCGTTAATTATTATTCGTTATTACTTATTTATATATAAATATACACAAATTATCCGAGATATAAAAATTTTTTGATGTTTTTTTTATAAAGTTATTAACAATTTATTTTTTAACTTTTATGTATATAACTTCTTTTACTGATGTATCTATTCTTCTCAAGCCTTCATCATTTGTTACAAGTATTGAGTTTCTATAGTTATCCCATTCTAATTGAAAGCGAGTATCTAAAACACCATTGTTGCATATTTTTATACATTCATTCAATGCGTTTATTGTATATAAAGTATTTGTCTGCTTTTTTCTATGTAAAGAAATAGTATCAGGTATTATCTCTATTTTGTTTGTCGAGTCTATATTATATGTACACATCAACTCAGACTTGTTCTCTTCGTTATTAAGTATAAACAACTTGTTATATAATATGTCGTATGTGTCGACAATTCTATCTATAGTTTTTGTAAGAAACTTTGATTTTGTGAATGTGCATAGTAATTGTGATTTCATTATATCTTTCCTAATACTCTTCTTCCAGGTATTATACTACCACCACTTACTGAAAATGATAGTGTTGATTCAGAGCCTGAACGGAAGTCTACTTGTGTATATTTTGTTCCATTTTCTGATATTGAATGTAATATCCATGCTTTAACAGAGCAGTGCCCTGCTCCTTGAATAGAAGAGTCAACAACAACGCCTGGAATATATTTGCCATCTTTAACAGCATCATTCATTGTCATAGCTTTTAATCTGTCTTCTCTAAATTCTTTACCACTTTTAAGAAATTCGTAAGCTTTTCCACTAGGGTCTGCTCCATAAACTTTAAATAAAGGTAGTTCGGTTCTACCAAAATACATTTCTTTTTCTAGCTCAACAAATTCTTCTAATACTTTTGATACGTCTTTTATACTTCCTTTAGAGCTTTTTAACATAGCATTAAGATGCTGATACCCCATTACGTTTATCATAATTTTTAGCACATATTTTCTGCCTTCATCTACACTTGATATTGACATTTTTTTAGGACCTACTGATTGTGATGTTCTGTCTATTCCATCATCTGGAGCATCTAACATCTTTGACAACGTACTCCATTCACTGTTAGCAAGACTTAACAACATATCGATTTCTTTGTAGTTATTCTGCATTGCAAGTTTAGAACACATTTCAGCATAAGCGTTATATGAATATTTCTGCTTTGCCTCTTTAATTAGTTTTGATGAAGTGTTAAATCTTTTTTTCATAAAAGAATTTAATTTAGGTGTAGGCTTTGTTGTTTTCATACTTAGTTTTTTAACAATTCCACCACTAAAGTTTTTAATTTTATTTTTTGCCTTTACTATCAAATCTGTAAATGTATCTTTAATAAATTTTAATCCCTGCTTAAAGTAATCTCCTAGGCCTTCGCTTAGAATAAATTTTGATTCTTCGTATTTAAGTATTTCGTTTGTAAGCTGGAGTCTCCACGTATCACCTGGTGATTTTGTACCATACATATCTCTAAAGCTTCCAACAATTCTACCTAGTTGTGCGCCACCATCAGATTTTTTATTACTTATCTGATAGAATTCATCACCTGATTCTGTGGTACATTTACCATTACTATCAAACGTAACTTTATCTTTTGCAATATTTGCAATTAGTGTTGCTGGCTGTGATTTTGTAATAATTGTGTCTGCTGTATTATCTTTAAATCCTTTTGAATCTAGATTTTCATTTCCATATCCTGAACTATAAAACTTATTTATACTTTTATGTATAAAATTCCAGCCTTTACATCCGTGAGCCTCTGCAAATTTTTGTACGCCTATTGCTAATTGTAGAGCTTGTAATAAATCTGGTATAGCTGTTAGCTTGCCTTTTAACTCACTGCCTCCTGCAGATTCACTTCCTAGTGCGCCTTCAAATGCAGATATTGCAGCTTGTTGGTCCGCGAGTGTCACATTAGGATTCATTATTTTATTATAGTGAGATACAGCATCGAAATACAGACCTGTACATGCAGCTGACTCTAGTGTTTTTTCGTTCCAGCTTACGTTAGATGAGCTCTTACCTTTGCCGACTTTACCAAACATTTGTTTAGCTGCAGCCTTTGATGCTGTAATTTTATATACATCGCTACCTGATTTTACATAAAATGTAATACCTGAACTTATATTAACTTCGATTGCATTGTCAACAGGTGGTGATTTGAAGAATGGTCCTTTAGGTGCAGTAACTCCGCCTTTTGCAAATAAAGAATCTGTATTTTTAATTGAAACAAATTCAGTTCCAACAGAGTATTTATCTTCATATACAGAAGCTTCAGTTAGTAAGCTTTCTTTACTTACTATTTTTCCAACCTCTACACAAAATTGTTGGAATCTCTTTTCATCTCTATATGGATTTTTTATACTATCAATATACGCGGATATAAAATCGTCGGAATATTTGTAGTCTCGTAAGACCGCTTCAAGTAACTCAAGATGATTTCTATTTTTTGGGTCAGGCATTCCGTTATTTACTCTATATGCCCAATCTGTAATTAAATGATTTATATTCATAGTTATCCCTTTATCTATATAAATATCAAATTAGAGGTCCAAAGACCTCATATTGTGATAGTCTCTACCTATTTTAAGCTTAGTAGGAAAAACCATTAGTTTCTTTATTTCCTTTAAAATTTCTTTTCCATCATCTGAACTAATATCAAATACAAAAGCATCGTATACATAAAGAATCATCTTGCTAAATTTATTTTCTAACATATCTAAAATATTTTTTAGATTTTCAGAATTCTTTTCTGTTTCGAATGCTTGTATAAAATAGTTAAATAATTTTTGAGGATTCATATCCTTAAAATTTCTTTTATAAAACCTTCGCTTTAAAATTGGTGTTTCTATATAACCTTTACTATTATAAATATCCCACAACTTAAAAATATAATCATTAGTCTTGCTGAAATATTCTATATGTAAAAACTCTTTTGGAATACCTCCATATAGTATTTGAAAACTTATTTTTTTAGAGTCATTATATTGCTCATCGGTTAGGTTATCTGTGTCGAAATAAAGTTTACCTAGATATTTGTGGAAACTACCTTCTGGCTGTTCTATGCCTATAAGCTCTGCAATTAGTCTAAGATGATACGCGTCATAGTCAAGCTCTGCAATAATACCACCTTGATGTCTGCTTATGTATTTCATTCTTGTGCCGTCTTCTTTATTAAGAGCAGCATAGTTTATACCATTTTTAGAGTTGGAAGGCCTGCCTGTAGTTGTGAATACGTTGTATTTTGTATACTCAAATCCATCTTCAGTCCACAAGCCGCTTTCTTCAATTTTTCTAAAAGTATTAACAACATTATCATTATAAGATTGAAATATGCTATCAGACACATCAGGAATCGCATGCGATATAGCGTTTAAATGGTCTTTTTCTTCTCTAATCTTGTTAGAAGGTATAATGTCATATATGTTATATCGATCACCGTAAAGCCTTTTATAAAAAGTGTTTATAGGCAAATCTAGACTATGAATATCTATAGACTTGTTATTGTGTAGATAGTGTTTTATTTGTATTTTATTTCGAAGTTCAGATAACATGTATCTAATATAACAAAATTATCTGAAATATAAAATTATTTAGGTAGTTTTATTTTTGGCTTGTAATATGGGTCGTCGTTTACATCATATATATATTTTGCGCACCAATAATTATCTCTAACTTCTGCGTCAAATTTTTCACAAACTCCATTTTCATAAAAAAAGCAATTTGCACAATTTTGATTAGGAGGCACCAAAGCGTTAACTTGTTCAGTTCCTAAGTTGCCTATCTGAAATGCTGCTGGTAAATTTGTAGGTACTAGCATTTCCCCTCCTTCGTATATTCTTCTACCATCAGGACTTGTAGATATACCTTTAGGGTTTGCTGGCCAATTCATATAGTCTGTAGGTAGTACAAATTTATGAATATTTTTTATTGTCTGCTTCGCTTCCAATATTGCCTCATAATTAAGCCCTACAGCTTTTGTAGAAATTTTTAATTTTATTTCTACCCATAATAAGTTTTTATGATAAGGTGTGCTGTCTTTTTTAAAGTACTTATACTGCTCTTTGTCAACCTCGCATATTGCGCCTGTATTTTGTACTTCTGTAAAATATCTAGTATACTCACCTTTTTCTATTTCTTTTTCTGTAAGTTTGTGTTTATAAGGAACAGGTTCCCTAAAGTTTCTATTATACTCAGGCTTTATCTCGTCATATAAAATATTGTTTTTAGATGCCTGAAATGGATACAGCCGCATATTTTTCTGTACTTCTTTTGTCATTGACTCACCACCAAAAGGGTTGCCAGCATAGAATACTATCGGACCTATATATTCTGCAAATCGGCCTTTTTTATCTTTTGTCATCCACTCTTCACCTGGAGTAAATCCTTTCGTAATATATTTCTTTTTATATACTCTCATGATAAACCTAGCCTATTCTTAATGCAGTTTCTATACTTGTTGTCCAGTCTTGTTGAGATACAGAATGTTTTATACTTGTCACTTGAAACTGGTGATTCACGGCAAGTACAGATGACGTTTGGTCTGTTGTAAACATCATCCCCCAGTGCAACCCTCCTATTCCATCAAACGTCCCATCAAAACCAA